CACGCACCTCACGCACCGCACGCACCTCACGCACCTCACGCACCGCACGCACCGCACGCACCTCACGCACCTCACGCACCGCACGCACCTCACGCACCTCACGCACCGCACGCACCTCACGCACCGCACGCACCGCACGCACCGCACGCACCGCACGCACCGCACGCACCGCACGCACCGCACGCACCGCACGCACCGCACTCACCGCACGCTCAACGTGAAATTCTCTCAAAGCAAACAAATTTCCTGTCAAAATTTATCTCTCAGCATCAAAATAAATCCTTTTTGATACCGCTCACTTTCACATCAAAAAATTTGAATTAAAAAAAAATAAAACTTATAGAAAAAAAATACTTAAAGATTTTTTTCTATTTACTAGATATATAGAAAAAAATGGCTCAACGTTTTCATTTTCACTTACGCACCCCAGAAGAACAACTAATTTATCGTATTCATCAGCTTTTGGATAGTCAATTGCATCTTTTGTTAACTCCCAATCGTGTTCTAAGTTCTGGTCGACCAAGAGAGACTAAATATCGTCTCATACAAGATCTTTTTGGTGATCAAGAACCTATTTCTAAGTATAGTCCAAGGTATCAGATGCTACAAAATGAACTAAACCGAAGATATCCAATTCATGAAGTTCAAGACCTCTGGAATGACACAATTTCACTCACACAAGAACCCAAATTAGTTAGTTGGGATCTTGGTCAGGTAAAAAAATTTTTTCATGTCAATCGTGATGTTCGTCAATTAGACCCAATTAAGACTCTGCAATTAGTTTGTCATCAAGAGGACGACATAAGGCATCAATTCTTGCTTGATGTCTCACAAATTATCAGAAATGAAGGTCTAACACGTTGGAAATTTAGACAAGTCGGTGAGACACAAACTAAAGACTTTTATTTAACCGATCATGCTCTGGAAGATATGACACGTTGGATTTATGGCGTCATTAATGAATATGACTCTGGAGGGAGTATATTCGGAGATCTACGACGTGAAGAAGCTATTAGACTCGAAATTTACACAGAACTTCCTTATTTGCTTGGAGAAGATGTTAGCGTCAACTCACATCATCATGGAGCGTTTTTCGGTTATCTTCATTTGCTTGGTGTCGATTTGTCTCGTTATCAAATCTACAATGTTATATCTGATGTGATCAAACCAGAAAATAGGGTCAATTGTTTGTTTTATGCTTTAAAATTGTCTGGTTTATTTACGGACATGGGTTTAACAGAAATTAGAAACACTTATTTCACTAATTCGATCGCTGATGTTCGAGTTTTAGGCAATATTAGTTTAACTTTTAAAGTTAATTTTGCAGTCAATCAATATCGTAAGGATCAAGTCAACACTAAAATTTATTATTATGTTGATGGAAAACAAACACAAAAGAAACCGAATGGTCCGATTTGTGAATTAGGACTTTTTGGCGATCATTGGGTTCTTAATGAACTAACAGGAATAACCAAATTTTCATTGGATCATTTCGATCAAATCCGAAACTTAAACTTAAATTTAGATTTAAATATGGGAAGGTTAATTAAAGGAAAATTTTATAAAGATGACCGAATTCAAGGTCTAACGTCCTTTCAATTAATTCATTATCTCTTAATCCATAAAGACCAATTTCTACTAGAAATTCCGCGTGAAATATTGGCTAGTACTCAATATTTTAATGAATCATCAGAGGTTAAACTTTCGGATCTTTATGAAATTGAAGAACTAGGACATGAAGAACATCTAAAAGTCTGTGAAGGTTTTAAGACTAAAAAGTTGCTAAATCAAGAGACTTATTTAGTTGGGTATTATGACTATGAAACTGATGTATCGAGTTTTTCGATTCATACGCCGATCTGTGTAGCGTTTAAATCTGGGGGTTATTCACGAATTTATATGGGACAAGAAGCCTCTAAAAATTTAATCGATCTAATTTGGGACATTATGAGACAAGAAGACAAAAAGATTATGTTCATGGTGGCACATAATGCTAAATATGATATTTCCTTTTTATTAGGTGAATATGCTAAAGATCCATATGTCTCTTGTTCTAGGGTCTTTAATGATAATCAAATGTATCAATATACGTTTGTTAAAATGATCTATGGTCAAAAATTAGTAGTTAATTACATTGATAGTTATAAGTTTTTGTCTCAACCTTTAGCAGACATTGCTAAATCATTTCTTAAAGATCAAGAAAAAGAAGTCTTCCCTTATCAACTACTGAATCTAGAGAATCTTCAAAAGGGACTGACAAGAGAACAACTTAGCAGTTATGCTCCTTGGAAATTAAAACCTCATCTTTTACGTCAATTTTATGAAAATTGTGACTCTCATGGTTTCTGGACGCTAGACGGTTTAGTTAATCTGAAATCCTACACACAATTTTATAATCTTCGAGATGTCGAAATACTCGAACAAGCATTTAATGCATTTAGGGTGATTATACAAACACGTTTTCAGATTGACCCTATTAATTTTGTCTCTATTTCTAGTCTGGCACAATATTTATTAGTCATCAATCATTGTTATGATGATGTTAAGTTGTTAACTACTAATAATCGTGAATTTATTCAAAAATCAATCACTGGGGGACGTACCATGATCGCTAATAATCAACGAGGTTTGCATGTTTTTGGTCATATGAAAGCCCTTGATGCTCGTTCATTATATCCGTCAGCAATGAAACGTTTAGAAACTCAATTAGGTGGGATTTTATTAGGACACCCAAAAGTTATTCATACTTTCGAAACAAACGCCCAAGGTGGATATGTGATTAACGGAGATTCAAAAGTCGATGGTTTTTTCGTGGAAGTGGAAATTATGGAAGTTCATCGTCATCTTAGATTTCCACTCATTCACATTAAAAATTCAGAGGGTATTATAGTTTGGGGTGATCAAAATGTGGTTGGGCGTCATTTAACTATTAGTATGATTGAATATGAAGATCTGATTAAATTTCAAGGTTGCGTTCTTAAAGTTCTTGGTGGACTTTATTATAATCAAGGACGTTCTCCGGTTCATGGGAATTTTATAAGTCAAATCTATCAAGAAAGAATGAACGCAAGAAAAGAGAAGAATGATGTTTTGGCCAATTGTCTTAAGTTGCTTTTAAATTCTTCTTATGGGAAGTTAATAGAGAGAATCTATCGAACTAATAAAATTCTATGTAATGGTGAAATCGAATGGCATAAGCAAACGATTAATCATGCAGATTATCTAATTAGTGGAACACCGAAAATCAATGGCACAGATCTTTATGAATTAGAATTCTACAACGAAACAGCTCAACTAGAGGGACGAGCTCCGCACATCGGATCTGAAATCTTAGCTATGTCTAAAAGAATTATGAATGAAATCATGGTTTTATCCGAAACTTTAGAAATTCCTATTTATTATCAAGACACCGATTCTTGTCATATGGAAACGAAAGATGTTGATGTTCTAATTACTGAATATGAACGAATTTATGGACGTGAACTATTGGGAGTTAATTTAGGACAATTTGCTATTGATAATGATGATCAAACCGAATATCAAGATGAAAAATTAAGAATCACGGACAAATCAACAATGTTTGTTGATGAAGCAATTTATATTAGTCCTAAAGTCTATTGGGAAAATCTAATAGGTATTAATTCATATCAAGAAACCGCACGATGTGATTATTTCCGGTGTAAGTCCGTACCTAGAGAGTGTTTTATGTATTATCAACTAGTTCAACAAGTTTTAATTAAAGATCAATATCTTCAAATGAAAGAAGGGAAAGAAATAAGATATGATTTAACTTGTGGTAATACGAAAGCATGTTTTGAATGGGACGGCATGCAAATTTCGAATAAATCAATGATTCGAACTATTAAACTCTAATTTTTTTTTATAAAAGTTTTTTATAGGATCTAAAAGTTTTTTCTGTTCTTTGTATATAACAAACCTTTAAAAAACATGTCAACCCCATGGCGTAAATTTAAACATATGGACAAGTTGCGTCAAGGTGGGGAAGGTCCAAGAGGTCTTTCTTCAGTCAATATCGGTGAGGGTGACGACGACGAAGAAGGCGGTAAAGGAGGTATGTACGCACCCTATCAGAATCCCAAGCATCTAAAAACCGGAAGTATTCGGTTGCGTCAGATGGGACGTAAACGCAGGTATCCAAAACAAGCTTTAGAAGAATGGATTCAACAAGAACAACTTAACCCAGGTTATAATCTCATGTCAGAAGAAAGGAAATTATTAACCCAGTGGGCAAAAGCTCATAACATCAAACCTCGTAAAAAACCAACCGAGAATTCATGGGTCGTCTTCCTAGCGTCTCAAAAAGCCTCTCGTCTTCCCGATGAATCTTGGATCGAGTTTGTTAAGCGTATGTCTCCAATCTATCATCAGTACATTGCAGAATATGGAGTCTCGACAACGGACTTCCCTAAGAAATCTAAGTCTAAGTCTAAGTCTAAGTCTAAGTCTAAGTCTAAATCTAAGCCTAAGTTAACTGTGAAGCATCCTTATATTGAATCTGATTCTGATTCTGAATATGAATCTGAGACACCCATGTATAAAGCTTTACGTGAGGAAAAACTACCATTACTATTATAAACTTTCTTCACGTTCGGCGATGCTTCGCAATCGCCGAACGTAAGAAAGTTTCAACAAAGAAAAAGTTTTTTTCTTTTTATAGATCTTGGATTTCTGTTAAAACTCTTTATGAAAGAGTTTTTTTTTTTTGTTTGATATTAATATAACAAACAAAAAAATGAACGTTTTCTCAACAAGGGGCGGTTTAACATCTGGGGGAGGTTTTAGCGGTGGTCCTTTCTCTTTCGGTCTAGGTGAGGGGATCAGAAAAAGGAAGTCTAAGAAGTCTAAGGGTGGTATGTATGCTCCCCATGGCAACAGGAAGAAACTTGCAGAGGGAGATCTTGCTTTGATGAAAATGGGATTGAAACGCAAAAGGAACGAAGCAGACATGACCGCTTGGATTGCTAAAGAACAAGCAATTAAAAAGATGTACAACATGCGTGAGGAACGGAAGAGGTTAACTCAAGGAGTCAAACAACCCAATGAATGGGTTGATTACATGCAGAAGTGGAAACATCTATTTCCTGTTGGTGTGGGTGCTTCATGGCCCGCATTTGTTAAACGTCTAGCGGTTCACTATCGAAATGGAACTTCTCCTAAAATAAGCATAAAGATTAAAAAAGCCTCTGGTATCTACTAACAAACTCTTTTTCGATTAGGTTGATGCTCCCTTTGGTCGCATCAACCTTAATCGTAAAGAGTTTTATCAGAAATCCAATGAAATCCAATGAAATCCAATGAAATCCAATGAAATCCAATGATTACAAAAGATCTTTTGTAATCATATTGGTTAAGCTTGGGTTTCTTGGTTAAGCTTCTTACAATTAAGGGTTCGAGGGCGAGGAACGAGCCTTCGAACCCTAATTGAAAAGAAGTTTAAAGAAGTTTTGCTTCTAGAAGTCTCATTTTCCTATGATGAATACGATGGGGAACGTTGGGCGTTGGTCGGTATACTTCACCAATCACAAATGGCATTTCTTGCATCCTATCAATCTTCAATTCTGTCTTCTCGACGAAATCCAATTGAATGTCAGAGACAGAATAAACCTCGAAGACATTTCCATAAGGTAGGAGAATCTCCCTCTCAAATGGATAAGCGTTATACGTTGGATTGATAAAGAGACAATGAGTCCCTTGAGGTAAAAAGAGCTTCCACATAACTGCATCACCAGATGAAGCAATGAAATAATTGAAGTCAAATTCTGGATCATACGATGTTGAATTAAAAGGTTTTTGTGGAATCCTAACAGCTGAAACTTCAGCTTCTCCAGAGGTTAAGTTCTGTGTCATAAGTGGTTTCATCTCTGGGGCATAAACCGAACTAGTCTTGTAAGTAGTCAATGGAATCTGTACCACTGGGGCGTTCATAATGATCGCTTGTAATTCTTGGGCATACAATAAGATCACCTCTTGAGCAATGTTGATCTTAACTTGTGGATCTGGAATGTTCCAATAACTCTTGGAATCAATAAAAAATTGAGTCCAACGAGTTAAAGGACCTTCAATAATTAATGGTTCTCCAAATATTCCATTCGAACTGAAGAGGGAAAAGAAAGTATAGACCCAATAAACCATATTGTTAGGGTTAGGCATTCCGATCAACGTCATATTCACTTGACCACTACCCGCCGTGTATCTCCAAACAATATATTGTTTCCAGATTGAGAGAGTGGCCAGATATCTTGTGTGTGCGTGTTGAAGTTCTAAAAGGGGAGGGGTAATTTTGAGTTTATACCCCGCAATACTTCCACCATACTTGTTTAAACCGACTTCTTCCATCAAGAAACTTTCTAAAAGAAAGTTTAGACAAAGATCCAAGAAATCCAAGAAATCTATATATTATAGTAATATAAGAAATTTTTGTATTACTAGAATATATAGATTTCTTGTAATACTTGGATTTCTTGGATCTTTGTCTAAACTTTCTTTTAGAAAGTTAACAAAATGAACATAACTGAAAAAGAAGCAGATCGAAAATTTTATGAAGATCGGATCATTAGTTCTAAAGAGGAAGTCGAAAAATATATGTCAATTCTAAGTCATATATATAACAAAATGAACATAACTGAAAAAGAAGCAGATCGAAAATTTTATGAAGATCGGATCATTAGTTCTAAAGAGGAAGTCGAAAAATATATCAAATGATTTGTTCTAATTTGACTTTCTTGGTTAAGCTTCTTACAATTAAGGGTTCGAGGGCGAGGAACGAGCCTTCGAACCCTAATTGAAAAGAAGTTTAAAAATCTTATCTAGGTTATATAAAACTTAAATTTCTGTTAAAACTCTTTATTAAAGAGTTTTTTATTAAAGAGTTTTTCAAATGTCTTTCTCTACACAAGTCATAAATGCCCAAAGCAAACCAATAGCTAAATTCCTCAAAGGTAAGACCCTAATTTACCTAACTCCTGATGATCATGAACCGGAACTTGTGACGCGTAAATTTGTTGATCTTAAAGAGTTTCAATGTCCCATGTGTCGTAAGTGGTTGAAGTCGATTAATGGGTATAAATACCATATTACCCATATTTGCAAGATTACTCAAAAGTATGATCTAGACATCGTTAAGAGTTCGATCGCTCTTCTCCCAACTGAAGAACGTCAGATTATCTATATGGGAGCATCAAGCGGAGCTGGTAAGTCGTACCAATGTGCTCAGTACATCAATTATTGGTTGCAACTCTTTCCAGAGCGTCCAGTGATCATGGTTAGTCGTCATGACCATGATGAGACCTTCGATCTACCTGAATTTTCCATGGATATTGAGTCTAACCTACATCGGATTAAACCGGATATGTCATGGTTAACTGATAAATTCCAACTGAAAGACTTTAAGAATTCGTTGGTGGTGTTCGATGACATCATGAGTTCGGAAGGTTGGAGTGATAACCCAGAACCCAAGAAAGCCATTCAAGAAAACAAAATGATTATCGGTTATCTACAAGAATTAATCTTGGATATGTGTCAAAATGGACGTCATGAAAACATTCATATGTTAATCACAAGTCATGTTCTGTATGATAAACAGACCACCTCGAAGATTCTTAACGACGCTACCGATTATATGCTGTTTCCTCAGATGACTGGAGCTCACCACCTTCGTTATTTCTGCACCGAATACGTCGGACTTCTGAAAGCCCAAATCTCCTCAATCGAAGCCTTGAAGTCTCGTTGGGTACTGATTCATAAGAACGCACCTAAATATTTCATGTGGGATCATGGTGTCAAGCGGTATGATGTCATTTTAGCTAAGCAAAAAAACTCCCCAGAAGCCCCAGAAGCCCCAGAAGCCCCAGAAGCCCCAGAAGCCCCAGAAGGTCCACGAATACCTTTTTACCCTCCTACCATGGAACGTAGAGGAGCAGGACGCCAAGGACAAGGTCGTCACGCTGAAATTGAGGAAGAAGAAACACAAGAGGAAGGAGGGGCAACTTGGGATTTACCCCCAGAACAACAAGAGAGGTATATTGAAGATAAGAAATCTGGACGGAATCAACGGAGTGATGGATACGCCAGTTATTGGACACCTTAAACTCTTTTTCGATTAGGTTGATGCTCCCTTTGGTCGCATCAACCTTAATCGTAAAGAGTTTTATCAGAAATCCAAGTATTACAAGAAATTCAAAAATTTCTTGTATTACTAGAATATATAGATTTCTTGGATCTTTGTCTAAACTTTCTTTTAGAAAGTTTCTTGGATCTTTGTCTAAACTTTCTTTTAGAAAGTTTCTTGGATCTTTGTCTAAACTTTCTTTTAGAAAGTTTCTTTTAGAAAGTTTCTTTTAGAAAGTTTCTTTTAGAAAGTTTATGGAAATTTTCGATAAGGAGCTTCACACTCCTTTAAATAATCTCGAAATAACCGAAAAAATCCCAGGGTGTAAATTTTACCCATATGACCAAATCCACAACTTAACCAGCATCTCCCAATTGCTCCCTAATTCCTTGATTCTTTACGAGTTAGCAAAAGTCGGTCATTTTTGTTGTGTCTTCGAAAATCAAGAAGGAATTAACTTTTTTGATCCCTTAGGAATGTATCCAGACGATGAACTAGAACACGTCGATCCTCGTCTTCTTTACCAAGATCATGAGGATTTCACCTATCTAAGACGCTTACTTTCTAAAACTAACCGACCAGTTATTTATAACCAATATCAATTACAAGCACATCATACCTCAACCTGTGGCATGTGGTGCTGTGTTCGTATGTTATATAGTAATATAACATGTGACCAATTTGCACATGCTTTCATTAATATTAATTTTGATCCAATCCAACGAGATCGCATGATCGTTAAACTCTTTCACGAATTATAGTTCGATGCTCCCTTTGGTCGCATCGAACACTAAATCGTAAAGAGTTTTATCAGAAATAAAAACTTATCTAGGTTATATAAGAAAAAAACTTACATAACTTAGATTTCTTGGATCTTTGTCTAAACTTTCTTTTAGAAAGTTTCATGCCTAAGTGGTTCAATATTGCTGTCTCAAATGACACTCAAGGATCAGTTCCTCTTAAAATGACCCAAGACCTAACGACCTTTTTAATCGAACGTCCAGAGGATTATGACGCTTCGATTGTGAGGTTTGACATTCCCAATTATGCTAGTCCTCTGTTCAAATTCCAGACTGGTTTTTATTACATGTCCATGTCTTACAATGGACATAGCGTCACTTTACCAGTAGCCAAAGATCCGATCGTCTTGGTTCGTGATTACATATATGCTTGGCAATCCTACATTTACATGGTTAATGATTGTCTTCAAGCTCTATGGACCGCTCTAAATGCTCTAATCGTCTTACCTTCTACGGTAGTTCCATTTTTTGCTTATAACGAATCATCACGTTTAACATCGTTGATTGTCGATAAATCCGCTTATTTGGCAACCTTACCGATCCCCATTAAGATTAGCGTCAACGATTCTTTCTTGACTAAAATCGGAGGTTTTCCAATGGGTTTTAATGGACAACCAAGCACCGGAACTAATACCCCTTTGCAATTCCTGATCCTTGATCTGAAATTGAACACTTCGGTCATTAATGGAGTGACTTCAATCACCATGACCCAACAAGATCAATCGTTCGATAATATCATTGATTTAACTTCGGTTGTGATCACGACCAATTTACCGATTGTTAAGGAATTTGAGGGATCTGCAACCGCGTTACCGATCATGAACGATTTTGTGATTAACGATGTAACGATCGCAACCTTCCGCAATCGGATCGTGTATAATGCGATCACTCCATATCGTCAAGTTCACATGCAGGGTTCTCAACCCTTCCGGAACATTTCATTTGATATTTTCTATTCTGACGCTGAATTCCATCTAACCCAAGTTAGTCTAGGACCTAATCAATCAGCATCGATTAAGATCATGTTTACAGAAAAACGTAATCAGATCTATTAAACTTTTCTAGAAAAGTTTCAACAAAAGCTAAAACCTGATGCTTTCTCTCCATTTCTTCATTTGCTCCTTTTGAGCATTTTTAGAGTCTTCTAGTGTGGCATAAATTCTAGGTGCTCCTCGTTTCTTTTTTGGTTGGGGGTCGGAAGAAGAAGCTGAGGCTTCCGCCAGGGCCTCTGTTTCTTGTTTCTTCTTCTTCTGGTTTTGATAATACGCCACACGATAAGCTAATTGTGCTTCTTTCCGTTCTTCTAATGTCTTATACTTCAATTTAGGACCTCTTTTAGGTTGTTCGATTACATGAACTCCATTGATTTCTGACATCTCGGTTTAATTTTTATATATATAATTCTATTTATATAAAAATTAATTTTAAATTTCAAATTTCTGTTTCTTTATTAAAGAGTTTAATATATGTGCGATCCTAAATTAGGTTTAGTTCACTCATGTTCAAGTTAAATTTCACAAAACCACTTTATCAAGAAGTTCTTCATGAATTTAAAGAAAAATATAGAAGTCGAGGGTTTTTGCATGATTTACTTTCAACTAATCCACAACATGATCTAGAATATTTCTTTTTCCGTGAAGGAAAAATAGAAATCCAACCCTTAGTCATGAAAGTCTCTTATGTTTGTTTTGAAAAGAAACATAATCCTTTACAAATCCTTATTGTGCAATTTCATGTCACCTTTCCTAATGGCGATCATTCCCCTTTACTAGTAATCCTACATTTAAAGAGCAAATTGAAGAATGGTTCTTGGTAAAATATGAATTGGATAACCAGTAGGGAAAGTTTGAGCTGTAAAAGGGGAAGATGTGGTTGGTAGAGTAATTACAAACGCTCCAGCAGCACTTAAACGAGCCCACATTGCAGATTGACTAGCCACCAAATTAGGAATAATGGCAGAAGTGTACGCGTCAGTTGTCGGACGTCCCCAACTAGGAACACTCCCCGTAAAAGTTAAATTAGCCCCATTCGAATTAGCATTTTCAAAGAAACCTCCATAAGTTCCATCAACTGGAATATCTGGGCCCACTAATTCCACTTGAAGAACATTATTCGGAAGCAAATTAATAATCAATGAACCCGCTTGACCAGTAATAGCACCGCCCCACGTTCCAGGAATAACCGCCGAATTAGTCCCGTTAAAATTTCCAGTTGGACCAGTCACCCCAGTTGGTCCAATTGGTCCAATTTGACCAGTCGGTCCAGTAGGTCCTCCATTAGGTCCAGTCGGTCCAGTTGATCCAGTAGGTCCAACATACAACCCAGTAAGTCCAAAAAGAGCACCGCTTAAGGTCAAATTATGACCATATAAATCGAATTGATTAGCTTCAAGAAGTTGACTAACAGACATGCTCCGCAAACTTTCTAGAAAGTTTTGACAAAGCTCTTTTAAATTCCAAACTCTCCTATATATAAGGATTACAAAAAGTTTTTTTGTAATCCTTTAATTTCTTGGTTAAGCTTCTTACGATTAAGGTTGATGCGACCAAAGGGAGCATCAACCTAATCGAAAAGAAGTTTGTTTAAGATAGTTGGCGGAGCCTCTGTTGCAACTTCTTCCGAGAGGTCATCATTCCACCATCTCCATAACCATCTCCTTCTCCATCACCATAACCCATTTTCTGGGCAATGTTTCCAATCATTGGAGCCCCTGGAAGAGGGACAAGATTAGCAATAGTGCTAATCAAATGAGTGGATTTTGCAAAATCAGCGATCGGTTTAATGAATCCGAAAACCTTGCTCATAAAGTCAGAAAATCCCCCGCCATACATCTTGTAAGCTTGAGTGTATGGTAGATACATTTCAGACCCTGTTGGGTTAGGAATACCATAGACATTGTTAACCATGCCACCCACATCGAAGATCGCCTTCTGTTGAGTGAAGGTGATGATGTACATAGTCGGTTGAATAATGGTTGTAACCGAACTTGTGTTAGTTACCGAGAGAATGATTTGCATGTTGAATGCTCCAATTTGTCCAGGATAGGACATTTCACTTAATGTAACGTCTTTACCAAAACGAAGCATGAGGAAAGATCCAACCGTTCCGATTGCACTTCCAGTGGTGACATCATTGGTAACCCCATGCCATTCGGTCCATGTTCCCTTATAACCATTCTCATGAGAGATATTGTAAAGATCAAGTTCAGTGGCGGTGGACTGAAGACCGCTCATGTTATTGAACGTGATATTGCACTTATCAATCCTGCATGCTGTGTCCGTCGAGGTGTAGGTCAGGTTAGCGTTGCTTTCACGAACGAAAATCAACATGGATTCTGGAACAGCATTGAGTTGCAAGTTAGAACTCTGCATGGTTGGGTTATTGGCCCCAGGAGCCATGGTTGGTCCAATCGTGCTAACCCGTTCGATTGCGTCAGCAGTGTAAGTAACAGGACGTGGAACGTAGTTAGTCGGAGCCGAAGTGTATTTCATATACAAGGTCGGTTGTTGAAGAGTCACACTCACGCTGTTAATGGTAGCACCAGCAGAGAAAGCATGGGAAATAATACGAGCCAAATTCGTGTTGTAATTAACCGTAACATCCATGCTCTTGACATTGGTCAAACCGAGACCAGTGTCAAATTCCCTATGTAGGATAGGGACCCACAGCGGTTCATAAATGGTGCAAGTGATTGAAGACGCAGTAGCACCATTAACAACCACCATAGGGAAAGCCCCACGATGATCCAACTTGTCCATGCTGTTGTAGTACGCACCCAATGGGTTGTTAATTCCAGCAAGAGCTGAGGGGGTGTTATACTCGGTGTAAGTGTCAAGGAAGTTAGGGAAAGTGCTTTCACTCTGTTGTTCCCAGAAACGGGCAAGATAAGGGATAATGTCGGAGACTTGGAAAGAATAGGTGTTGTTGTTGAGGGTCAAATTGATGTTGTTAGTTATGTTAGCAATCGGATAAGCACGTAGAGCATCATAACCAGTCTGCAGAAGCAGAGGTGGGGTGTTGGACGATGTCCCAGTTATGGAAATAACCACTGGTTGACCCAAAAGGACACACCGATCAGTGAAGATGGTCAGACTTGGAGGAGGGCATGAAAACGTTGAGGAATTGTTTGAAAATGACGTTGAGACCCACTGACGCATGGTTAGACTTGAACCAGACTTCACATGGAAATCTTTATGTTCAAGTGCAAAGTCAATGTTAGGGACGACAGAAACGATAGACATGAGAAACTTTAGTTTTAGCTTTTGGTTTAGGTTTTTTTTGTTTATATAGAATAGACTAGATAAATTTTTCTCTTCTATTCTATATAAATAAAAAAAATTTCTCATGTCTGTTAGTCAACTTCTTGAACCAAATCAATTTAATCTATATTGTGGGGATTTATCCTTTTCTGGCATTTTGATCGGTCCCACCGGTCCTTTCTATGGTGTCACTGGACCCACTGGCGGAGTTGGACCAACAGGTCCACAAGGTGCTATTGGACCCACTGGATTTGTTGGACCCACTGGACCCACTGGATTTGTTGGACCTACTGGTTATACTGGAACTACTGGACCAGATGGACGCACTGGCCCACCTGGCGGAGCCACTGGACCAACTGGTCCTAATTCTGGTTATACTGGAGCCATTGGACCAGTTGGTCCGACTGGTCCGACTGGGCAGGTTGGACCGACTGGTTATGTTGGACCTACTGGGTCAGGCTTAGAACCAACTTTATCTCAACTTTCAATCACTCCATGCCCCACTTCAAGTTCGAATTCTTGGGATCTCTGTGTTTTCTCTAATTCCTTGGGTGTTTATTGTGCGATTACACAGAACGGAAGTAACATGTTAACGATTGTTAATGTTACTAACTTATCCATGCCTTACAATGTGGCGTCGATGACTCTTTCGGGTCTTTTAACCGGTCCACAAGCGATTTGTACTGATGGATCAAGCTATCTTTTCTTGGTTGGTAGTGGTCATTACTTAAGTGTTATTTCAGTCATTAACCCAGTTAGTCCAACTTTAATCGGAGTTAGTCCATTAGATGGCACAACCTCATCGATTTATCCACAATCTAGTTATGGAAGTGTTCTAGGTGATAATTATGTGTTCATTAGTTCTAGTGGTTCTGGACTAATCATGGTCAAGGTCTCTAATCCATCGAGTCCTAGTTTAGTTTTTATTCAAGGAGGAGGTGTGCATTGTAATGGCATGACAAACGTTAATTTGGTTGGTGGTGTCTCTTATGTCTACAATGTCACCTATCAAACTTCGGGTTATTCGACATCTTACATTCAATCATGGGATCTAACCTCTCCAACGTCCCCAGTCTTAAGTCAGTACGCCATGCCCATTTACACCGATTCTGGTCAAGTTCTAGGTCAATCATGTCAATTGTTTGGAACAACTTCCCCATTTTTGGTTATTTCTGATGGGATCACGCCCGCTTTTAGAATCTTTGATGTGAGCAATCCAACTAATCCATCTCTACTTGATGAAGTAACCCTGACGTTGACCGGAACTTACGCACCACAAGGAACCGGTAAAAATTTTTATGTCTCTACATCAATGAATTTAAACGAAAGTGTCATGACCTTATACACCTTAGCTATTAATGTCCGGAGTTTCCCACCACATCGTCATTTTACTCAATTACTGACCTATGATATTAGTTCATTTGTTCCAGTTCAACTTCAGATCCCTAATTCCATTCAAGAATTAGGCGTCAATGTCAATTACACCGGTCTTGTTTCATCTGGAGAGGGTCTTTTATTAACTCTAAATGGTTCTGTTCCTGATGTTTTAGTGGTCTATTCCATGCTCACAGACCTAATCTATGCTAATACGATCAATTGTTCTAACTTAAATGCAAATGACATCGTAACTGGTAATCTTGCGGTTGGAACTGGGAGCGATTTAATCCTTATGGGAGATGACCAAATTGAGGATCAAAGCGGAAATCCTTTTAATCTTGCGACTGATGGAACGATCATGACTTTATCAGTTGGAGGACCCACAAATAACATTATTTCGATCGATTCTGTGGCCGGAATAGTTAATAATTCCTTAACGACATCTGGGACATCTTCAAGTGTGGCGTCAACGACCACTTATTCTCTTGGTGTCTCAGAAAATGCAATCATTGATGGAACGACTACTTTAACTTCGTTGAATGCTGGGGGTATGCTGAAAACAACTGGATCGTTTCCATCTGGTCAAGTTCAGATCGCAACGGCAGGAGTTGATTATCAAGCTCCAATTGTTAACGTCTTGACTGGAACAGGAACATCTGGACAAGTGGCACAATTTAACTCTAGTTCATCATTAACGAGTGTTGCAGAAGCAACTGGTTTTAATCGTGCGTTTGAAACTTCAACCTCCAACATTTTAATGAATGGTGCAGTTTCAGTTGGAACAACCAACAATGTTGTTAAAAGTGATCATGTTCACCCAGTTGATACTTCACGTTCTCCATTGGGCGGAAGTACTAGTATAACTACGACGGGCACAGTGACGCTTGGAACATGGGCGTCTTCAGTTAACACTAATCAAGCGATTTATTCCAATAATGCGATCTCTTATGGAAATATCAGCATGCCATATAATCCGGGATCTCTCGGAACGGTATTAGCAGATTGGCATTTTACGAGTTACGTTTTTTCACGTTCACTAATTCAATTACAATTAGCTCAATTCCCACTTAACACAACTTACACATGCGGAATTTATGCACGAATGTACATCAATGATTCAAGCACTCCAGCATGTGCTATTTATACCTATGGTTTGTTGATTCCGGTGGGTACAACGAATTTTGGACCTTTTGCAATGACTCCTCTCCCAGTGCTTCAAGCATCTTATGGAACACAAACGGCGATTGTGAACACAATGAACCTTTTGAGATATCAATATGTGACTGGTAATTTGACCATTTTGATAACTCCTTCGATTACTGGGACGATTGTTTATAGTACTGAATGGTACGTTAATATTTTCTAAAAAACTTCTTTTCAATTAGGGTTCGAAGGCTCGTTCCTCGCCTTCGAACCCTTAATTGTAAGAAGCTTAACCAAGAAACCCAAGCTTATCCAATTCATTGGATTTCATTGGATTTCTGATAAAACTCTTTACGATTAAGGTTGATGCGACCAAAGGGAGCATCAACCTAATCGAAAAAGAGTTTAACATCGTAATTTTATCCCTCGTATCTGGCAATAAGTATTATAATAATGTCCTTTTTTAT